AACTTACTGTCCCTGTAACATTACCGACTACATTACCAGTCAAGTTGCCAGTAACATTACCAGTAACATTACCGATTACATTACCATTTAGTGTTCCTACTAAATTTGTAGCAGTAACTATGCCATATACTAATATGTCTGTATCTACTGTAATGCCATTAGTAACAACAATATCGCTGGCTGTAATGGTATTAACTACTGTTAAATTTTCATTTACAGTTAAATTGCCGCCTGTTATAGACACTTGACTGCTGGACAATATCAATGCTGATAGGTCAGTTTTGTCATAGTTTTGCGAACTGATAATAATGCCGTCGTCAGCACTGCCGCTTGTTCTTACAGTTAATTGATCCCCAAATTCTCCGCCCTTAATTGACAGTGTATCTTCTAGAATACCGTTGCCTATTAATGTAGTAATTCCAGAGTTACTTAAATTTCCATTAATTGTAGTGTCGCCACTCATGGATATTTGATTAGCATCTGATTCTAATGATAATATTTGATCAGAATAAACTTTTAAATTGTCCTTGGAAAAGCGGCTTTGTAACACAACAGTTCCGGGAGTACTATAATTGCTACCATCAATTTTAAATCCGTTAATTAATATAGATTCAAAATCACTTCCAGTAGTATTAAAAATCTCATAACCATTGAGATCTAAATTGTTAGCTAATTTCGGGTTAGGATCTTCTTCGACTGCGTTAATACTGTCCGGTGTAGTGATAGTAATTGTATCAGCGGCTGAACTAATAAAAATATTAGCACCTTCAACTATTGTTCTAAAGTTAAGTGTAGTACCTACCGTGCTTTTATAAATGGCATTTCCACCACCTACATTGGCTCCTGTTTCTATTTTTACTAGGTCTAAGTAGCTGGTATTGCCATTTACTTTGTCAAAAGCCGTGCGTAGATCGTCGCCTGTACCGTCGTTTGCGTATGTTCCTAGATTAATATTATCAATCGCCATATGTTGCCCTATTTTAACTATTTATCGAGATTTGACTTTTGCTAAACCTAGCACTTTTAATACGCTAATATAAAACCAGCCGAGATCAAATTCAAACCAACGACGACTAAACTTAGGATTTGCTATATCTGCATGGTGATTATTATGCAGCTCTTCTCCGCCTATCCAAATACCTACTGGTATTAAATTAGTACTTTTATCGTTAGTATCAGTATTACGATATCCCCACCAGTGCCCTGCTCCGTTAATAAAGCCAGCGGCCCAGAATGGAATCCAGATCATTTGTACACCCCACACTAAAAATCCCCACGGCCCAAATAACAACAAGTCTATGACTAACATTAAGAGAATGCCATGGCGGTGATATCTAGTGTAGAACTTTTCCATACGGTCTTTAGGAGTTCCCATGCCGTATTTCATAATCATATCAGCATCTCGTCCAGCTCGATTATAGTATTTGACGCCCCCAAACACCAAGTTCCATATGCCATATACGTGAGGACTGTGCGGATCACCTTCTACGTCTGTGTTCTGATGATGCTTACGATGAATAGCTACCCACTGTTTAGTGGTCATGCCAGTTGTAAGCCATAGCCAAAAACGCATCAAGTGAGCAAGTGCTGGATGAAACTCTACCCCACGATGTGCTTGACTACGATGTAGATATAGCGTAACTGACACTATTGTTAAATGTGTCATAAGTAGGGTCATTAAAATTATTATCATCATGTATTTACCCTATAAATATCAAGATGAATATACACGCAGATAAAGATTTTTGGACTAAATTAAAGTGGCCTGCAGCTCCTAACAATAATGACTATGCGGTATTTGAGCACTATTGTAAAGGCAGTGTTTTACTATTGGGCAGTACTCAACTGCTATTGCCTTTAGCAGATGAGGCATGGGATTTAGATCCCAAGTATGCAAATCCTAAAAGTAAGAATCGTAATTGGTTTACAATAGACGAGCACTGGGATACTGTTATTATCGACGGCGCTTTATCATTTGGTGAAGAATACTGTACTAAGTTATTAGCGGCAGTGCTACCTAACTGCAATAGATTTGTTGCCCGTGCTTTTCTAAATCCCAACTGGACTACAAAGTACGCCTGCTACTTTCCTCAAGCACACGAACTAACTCCACAACCACAAGAGCACCCTATCAACGAAGTTTATACATTTTACATATGGAACCAAAACCAATAATTTTAGCCATGTACTCCGGCGGACTAGACAGCCTTGGCATGGTTTATATGCTTTTAACTAAAGAAGAATATAAAGACTACTTCATACACATTCATCATGTACGTAATAAGAATGTGGAAAATCGTTGGCGGGCAGAGCACCAGGCTGTTAGTCTTGCTATTAAAGAACTAGAAAATTTAGGGTTTGATTTTCTCTATAGTGAAAGTGAAATAAGAACACAACCATATGGTAGAAAGTTCCTATACGATACAGACACAATGAACTTTTTTGCTGGATACATTTGTAGTGTCAATCCAGACATTAAAAAAGTTGCTATGGGTATGCAGGCCAACGATGCTAATCAATCATTAGAAGACCGCCGTGTTCGTGCTAATAATATACTAACAGCATTTACATCTGCGGAAAAGATATTCCCTGTAGAGACGATGACCAAACGTGAGATCTATGATATGCTACCAGAGTCATTGCGTGACGTGTTCTGGAGTTGTAGGCGCCCTGTACATAAAGAAAAAAGTATCGCACCTTGCGGAAAGTGCGATACTTGTGTTAAACTACACGAGCAAGGTATTCGTTAATACTAAGTTATGTTACCAAGCACCTGTAGTTAGAGCAGTACGTGTCCAAATATTAGCAGTACCAGGGCTTACCCAGTTGGCAGTACAAACATACAAATATCCACCGCCTACTGCTATTTGTCCTGCTTGATCCCCGTCTGCACCTGTGCTTGATGTAGGAACAGATGCCTGTACTCTAAACTTAGGACCTAAGATATCAACCAGTCCGGTGCTACCGTTACCGATAAAGACGTTACCGCCACTTTCGTTGTAGCCAATGAGAATGTTACCATCGGATCTAATATCTACATAGTTAGTCTTGCCGTCTATGACCAATCTTGGAGTGCCACCGTAGGCAGTTTCTATAGTCATAGTGCCTGGCAATGTCAGTGTGCCAGCGTCATCAAATGTCCAACTTTGTGTTCCAGCGGTTAGTGTTACTTCTGGATCAGTGCCAGCTACATAGTCTGGGCTGGAGAATGTAATAGGCATTACATCACCAGCACTCCAAGAATAAGAGCTATTAAAACCAATAAACCAATAAGTTCCGAGCGGCTTATAAGGCTCAGACGCAACTGTACGGGTTTCGCCGCTGGCAAAAGTTACAATCCATCCTACTTGTATATTGTCAACATCACTGTCTGCCCCCATATTGATAAACGGCAAAGTACCGCCGCCTGTTGAGTAATCGCTTCCGTCTTTGTCTACTGACTTACTAAATGTAGTTCCTGCGCCACCAAATGTATTGCCTTCAATTTCGTTAGCAGTAAATGTAATAGCACCAGTTCCTGTGTAAGCTGTAGTTTGTACAGTAGTATCTGGGAAGGTTAAGCCACCAGCATTGCCAAACTGCCATTGCTTCTGGTCAACATTTGAGTTGGTGCTAATAACAAATCCGTTGGCACCTAACACCGTTGAAGCAACGTTTGCGTCGTTGCCGTCGACAAGTATGTTTCTAAGTTCATAACCGTCATCATTAGGGTCAGTCAATCGAATTATTAAATTGTCGTCAGATCTACTTACGCCAGTAGCGTCACCGCCACCTAATACACTATCTCCATTGCTGTCAAGGATGTCGCCACCTGCGGGTAATGTTAAACTACCATCTGTGCCAAATGTCCAAAGTTTGGTCCCATCGTCTGTAAAAACTTTTATACCTTTATTTTCACCAGCGGCAAAGACCACATGATCTAAATTGTCTCCACCTATTGCTCCATTGAATGCTCCTTGCCCGTCATAGAACCTAATAAATCTTTGGTTAGGAGCGTTTAGGAAACCTTCAGAGTCAATTCGCCAAGATTTGTCGCCGACTGCTAACGTGACTTCGGAATTATCGTAAAGAGTTTGATATGTTGAATAGGCTTGGTTTAACGAATTGGCTCTCGCAATGGCCGTGGCTTGATTTGGAAATGTGTCTGCCGGCAGGCTGAGTAATTCATCGTAAGTGTCGCCGCCTGCCGGTTGAGTAATGCCCCAAGGGAAACCTGGTTCACCTTGTAGTTGATCAAATAAATCTCTTAACAGTTGTCTATTCTCAAGGAATAGATCTAACGCAGCCTGGACGCCTGCTCCACCTAATATCGAAACAGTTTCTTTACCATATACTTGTGATCCAACGGCATTAATAAAAACAGCCGATGTGTCATCTGTAGTGGGTGTTAGGTAAACGTTTGTGCTATTGTTTTCGTTGAAGGAAAGTTTAGCATCACCTTGTGTAATAGCACCCGGAACTGTTAAACTACCATCATCGCCAAACTGCCACTGATGAGTACCGTCGTCGGTATAGATATTGACAACACCCGAGGCTTCAACATTGAAGTTGGTCATAGCTCCGACTTCCACATTACTACCGTCTGTACGGATTACAGCGTCGTTGGGTAATGTTAGATTACCATTGTTGCTAAATATCCAACTGTGAGGAATATAGCCTTCTCCAACGGTATTGGTTCTGATTACTACATCATCTGAAGTGTCACTGACACGCACAAAGGTCAGTTCTCCACCCAAGTATAGATCAGCACCTGACTGATCTTGTATGCCACCTGCCCGTAAGTGTATGTGTCCAGGTCCACCCTCTGTAGGATCTACAACAATATATTGATCGCTACCGCTATTAAACAATGCGGCATCTGGAATCAGTTTGATAGTGTCGGCTGTGCTTCCATCGCCTGCGTCTGCATTTGATCCAAATAACACACCTGGGCTTAGAACTTTACTTTTTTGGTGTGTTCTAACACCGTCAAACATCATTAAAGTGAGTTTGTTATTGTCACCTATGTAAAAGGCTGTTTCACCTCCAGGACGTATTTGACCAATGTCGGTATTGTCGGCGCTGCCGCCTTCTACTTGGCTTACATTTATTCTTCTTATGCGTGTCATGATTGTTTCCTATTAATCGTAAAGTTCTGAACCGTAGAATACCTTGGCAGTCCATTGTACTTTTAGCGTTCTGCCTGATCCGTCTATTCTTCGATACTTAATCTGTCCTTCGGTAGTTACTAACCATAGGTCGTCATATTCATTGCTACTGCCACCACTTGACACTTCAGTGTGAGTAATGTTTTCCTCACCATCGTCATCTACAATGTGTATGGTTCC